CTCAAAAGCATCGCCGCCGCCCTCGGCCGCGCCAAATCCGCCGTCGCCCGCCATATCCCCCCCGACGCTCACGACACCTGGGATGCGGTGCCGCCGGCCCGGCCGCCGAGCGACGACGCCTCCCTCTACGCCCGCTGGCAAGCCCGCATGCCCGAACTCCGCGCCGCCATGCGCAAAGCCGGGGCCGCACCGTGAGCCAAGCCCAACTCTACGCCGACGTCCATGTGACGATCACCTTGTGGCGCCGCGGCGGCATCGCCGCCGCCGTCATCCGGCAGCAACTCGGCATCCCCACATTCCCCCGCCGCTCGCGCTGGCGCGAGGTCCGCACCTTTATGCTCGGCTGGCTCGCCGGGCGCGAATGTCTCTCCCTCCAACGCGTCGGATAACCGTGATATGGCCAAGCGACCGATCTGGATGCCCTGCTACATCACCGATTATCTCCGCGATACCACCCGCCTTACCACCGAAGGGCACGGCGCCTACCTGCTCCTGATATTCGACTACTGGGTGCAAGGCCAGCCCCTGCCGGATGACGACGAACAGCTCGCCGCCATCACCCGCATGTCGCTGCCAAAATGGAAGAGACTGCGGCCGACGCTCGCGCAGTTCTTCCAGATCGGCGATGGCGTCTGGCGCCACAAGCGCGTCGATCACGAGCTTGCCCTCGCCAATGAACGCATCGCCAAACTCTCCGAAGCCGGTAAGCGTGGGGCAGCCGCTAAACATGGCCAGGCCACCAGCGATGACAGTAGCCAGGCCACCAGCAAGGCCACTGGCGAGGCTGGTGGCGATGAATGTGCACAACTTACAAGAGGGGTACGAAGTACCCCTTACAAGAAACAATACATAAAAATAAAAAATACTAACCTTAACGCGCGCGCTCGAAGCGACGAGGCCGAACCCTTGCCGCCCAAACCCCCGCCAAACGCCCCAAAGGGGAAGGCTGATTTTTGTGGGGGGGATTCTCTCGCTCGCTCCGCTCGCTCAGCGCCTAACGGCGCCTTGAAGCGGGAGAAGCGGAACCGACTCGAGCAGAAATTGCTCCGCTTCTCGAAGGCAACCATGCCGGAAGCCGAAATGCTTATCGCCGTCAGCGGCCTCTGCGGCGCAGATCCCGAGCACTCGGATCAGTGGTGGCTCGATCGCATCGATAAGCTCATGCGAGCTAAACGATGGGACGATACCGCGCTCAACAACCCAGCCTGGCGAGCCGCCGCATGAACTTCCTCGACCAATCCGACCCTCGCTGGAAAGCCTGGAAAGCGTGCGAAAGCCCCATCGAGCAAATGCTCTGTTGCGGGTTGTTTGCCATCCTCGGATGCAAAGCCGTACACGATCCCTATAATCTCAATCGCAGAGCCGAGTTGGCCGATATCGCCGGGGCTGAGCCTGCCGCCTTCGCCTTCAGCCAACATTGGATCAAACCGTCCAACGAGCAAAAATACCGTGCCGACTTCCTCCTGGTGCTTATCAACCCCATCCACCGCACCGCTCGACACATCGTCATCGAATGCGACGGCAAAGACTTCCACAACAGCGAGGAACAGAAACGCTACGATCAGCAACGAGACGAAGATATCCTCGCCTCCGGCTACTATGCCGTGAGACGCTTCTCCGGACGCGATATCCATCGCCGGTGGCAATACACCATCACCACCATCATGGCTGACCTGGTCAGCTTCAATGTCGAACCCAAAATCCCACCCGATTGCGCCGATTACGCCACCTTCCTCTGCCCGACTCAGTTCTTCGAACGCATGCCCGCCGATGACGCCGACCTCTACGATCCCCCCATCTACGGACAACGCGAGGCCCCCGATGAATACGCTTTCATCTAATCCCCTCGCCCCCAGCACCGAACGCCGCCAGCACAACCGCGTCGTCCGCGATCGCCTCCAAATCGCCGACACGCTGGGACGCATCGGCGTGCCCTGGCGAGCCGAGGGATTGCTGGCCAAGCTCGAACGCAACGGCAGCATCACCGCAGCGCAGAGGGCCGCCGGCGAGCAGTTTCACGCCATCTTCCGCAGCGCCGCCAGCGACCCGCTCCACGCCACAGACCCGTCACGGACCCACGTCAGCGGCGCCAGGCCCATGGCCCAACCCATGGGCTCGCTGTGGGCCAAGACGTCGCTCGACCGCGCCATCGACGCCCTCGGCGGCCTAGCGTCACCCGCAGGCTCCTGCGCCTGGCATGTGCTCGGTAACGACTGCTCCATGCGAGACTTCGCACTGCGACGATCGTGGTGCGGCGAAGCCGTCCATCCGCATGTCGTCAAAGGCGTGCTCTTGAGCACGCTTGGCACTCTCCAAAACCATTTCAGGATGTGACGACGTGACCTATCGAGGAGCCAAGCTCGTCAGCCGCTACAACGATCTGTTCGAAATCAAACTCATGCGCAACATCGTCCGAAGCCTCGAACTCAATGCCCGCTACCTCACCGAACTGTTGCTGTCCGCAAAGATACCAAACACCCCATCGCGCAGGACATCGCCGAGCACGCAAAGGCCGAAATGCAACGCCAACTCGGCGGCTGGAACAGTATCCGAGTCACTCGCGGAGAATGGTGCAACGAGAGCATCGTCGAAATCGATCCCTGGTGGGACGCCAACAATTATGAGATAGACCCTGTCGGATATCTCATGCTCACCGAAAACATCGACTTCTGCGACGCCGTCAATCGACTCGCTACTGACGGAGCCGATTGTGCTTGACTTGTGCGTTGAAACGCTAGCAATGGTGCCAGGCTGTGCAAACCACCGCTAATCCTGCCATGCAAAAGGCTGCTCCCGCTAAACGCGGCGGTCGTAATGGATCGCAACCCGTCTATTCAGACGAAGTCCTCGAGCTGATCCTCGATCGCCTTACCGCAGGTGAAAGCCTTCGCTCCATCTGCCGTGATCCGTCACTGCCAGATGAAATGGCAGTGCGGAAGTGGGTGAGGAAATGGCCCGACACTGTCGGTTCGCAATACGCTCGCGCAAGGGAAATGGGCCTCGAAAGCGTCGCTGAAGAGGTAATCGAAATCGGTGACGCTGACATCACAGTGAATGGTATTCCCGACAACGCGCTGGTGCAGCGTGCCAGGCTGATGTGTGACAACAGGAAGTGGCTGTTATCCAAGCTTCTGCCGCGCCAATTCGGTGACAAAGTCACCCAGGAGCTGACGGGCGACCCGGATCGGCCGCTGGTTACAATGATCCAGCTAGTCCCGGTCGCTCCGAAGCGTCTACCCAAGCCGGATGACGAGGGCTAGAGGATACGCCCTCCGCCAGCCTCTGCCACGAAACCCGCAGAAACCCTAGGGTTTCGCCAGCACATTACCCTTCCATCCCCCACCTGATCCCCCATTCAAACGCCGCTTCCCTCGCGCGCGTAGACTAAAAGGCAAACCCGATGGCAGCCAACCCGATCGTCGAGGCCCCGAAGAAGCCCACCAGCACCAAGGCGCCGCAGCCCAGCAAGCCGCCGACACACCGCTCCCCCTCGGTGAAGGCAGCCCAGCCTCGCAGCAACCCGCGGGGCAGGTGACGGGGCCGGGCCACCCCCTGACAGGATTGGTTCCATATCGGTGGCTGACGGCCCCATACCCCATCCCCCTTCCGCCACCACCCCCGCATATTTTTTTCCGCAATTCCCCCCAAGTTTCCGTCACTAACGCCACCAGTGCCGCAAGCGTCACTTCCGTCACTTCCACCAAGTTTATCCTGAGCCCGTCGAAGGGGAGTCCCCAATGTGTCACTGGCAGCTCTTGTCGTCAGCATCTCGGTGATGGTGGTGACGGTGACGGGTAGTGGTGCGGTGGTGATACCCTTCACCTCGATGAGCAACTGCACCACGGCGCTCGCCTACGTCCTCAAACAAGCCTCCGTATCGGCAGCCTTCTGCGTTGACACCAGTCGGGTGCCGTCGCGGTGAGCGAATTGCGGCTGGAGCCGGTAGAGAACCGTCGGCGTGCGGTAGCCCTGCGCTTTCACGCGCGGGCGCGGCGTGGGTATTGGGGCAGCCGCTGGGCTGCGGTATTGCCGGCGGAATGGTTTGAGGCGGATGCGGCGCCGGTAATTGCGGAGATCCGCAAATGCGGCCGCCTCGCCACGATCGAGGCGGTGGCGCCGCAGAGCGGGGACAGTTGGGAGGATTTTCTCAGGCGGCACAAGGACACGCTATTTGGTCCGGACGGGCGGGAGTACACGGCGAGCGGCTCGCGCTATGGCGACGCGTCGCCCCGTCCGACGAGTGCGGCGCCGGCGAGGGCGCAGCAGGCCTGGGAGGCGGCGCGGGCTGAGCGCGAGGCGGCATTCCGGGCGGAGAGTGATCGGCAGTGGCGGCAGGCGGATCGCGAGCGGCTGGACACGCTGGCTCGGCTTGGGCTCACCGAGCAAGGGGAGCTGACGCCGGTATATTGGCAGACGGAGGCCTTGTATCGGGTTGAGGGGGCGCGGCGGTTATTGCGGGCGAGCCGGGGATGAGTGCGCAGAGCATCGAGCTTCCGGAGAAGCTGATCCCGGTCTTCTCGGGAGAAGCTCTCTACCGCGGCGCCTGGGGCGGCCGCGGCTCGGCAAAAAGCCGCAGCTTTGCCAAGATGGCGGCGGTGTATGGCCTGCGCTGCAGCATGGCCAACCAGTCGGGGGTGATTGTCTGCGGGCGCGAGTTTCAGAACAGCCTCGACGAGTCATCGATGGCGGAGATCAAGCTGGCGATCGAGAGCGAGCCATGGTTGGCGGGCCACTACGAGGTTGGCGAGAAGTACATACGGACCCGTGACGGGCGCATCGACTTTAGCTTTGTGGGCTTGCGGCGAAATATCGAATCGGTGAAATCCACCGCTCGGATACGCCTCCTCTGGGTGGACGAGGCGGAGCAGGTCAGTGAGATCGCCTGGCAGAAGACGATTCCGACGGTGCGGGAAACCGGCAGCGAAATCTGGGTGACGTGGAACCCGGAAAGGCGCGCCTCGGCGACGAACCAGCGTTTCCGGGAGACGCCGCCGGACAACAGCAAGATCGTCGGCCTGACGTACCGGGACAATCCCTGGTTTCCGCAAACGCTCGAGCAGATCCGCAGAGAGGACGAGATCCGGCGGCCGGATCAGTACGGGCATGTGTGGCTGGGCGAGTTTGCGACGGGGCATGTCGGTGCGTATTACGCGCGGCTGCTGAATGAGGCGAAGGAGGAGGGGCGGATCGGCCACGTCAGCAAGGATCCGCTCTTGCCGGTGCGGGTGTACGTCGACATTGGCGGCACGGGGGCCAGGAGCGACGCGTATGCGCAGTGGGTGGTGCAGTTTGTCGGGCGCGGGGAAGTGCGGGTTCTGGATTATTACGAATCCGTTGGTGAGCCCCTTGCGGTGCACGTGGCGTGGCTGCGGGAGAAGGGTTGGGGCAAGGCGAATGTGTACTTGCCGCATGACGGGGCGACGCACGACCGGGTGTACGAGGTGTCGTTTGAGAGCGCCTTCCGCCAGGCGGGGTTTAGCGTCGAGGTGATTCCGAACCAGGGCCGGGGCGCGGCGCGGGCGCGGATAGAGGCGGCGCGGCGGCTGTTTCCGAGCATCTGGTTTAACGAGGAGACGACGGAAGCGGGCAGGGAAGCTCTTGCCTGGTACCACGAGCGCAAGTCGGAGGACGTGCGGGACGTGGGGCTCGGGCCTGAGCACGATTGGTCCTCACATTGTTTTGTTGGCGAGACGCCGATATTGACGCGTTACGGAACGCGTCGGATAATGGACCTTCCTGAGAATGGGGAGGTTCTGACGCCATGTGGTTGGAAGCCGTACATAAAGCCGAGGATCACGAGGCGCGATGCCTCACTTGTGGAGGTGCGGTTCATCGACGGGCATACGGTGAAATGCACGCCGGATCATTTATTTCTGACGGAGAACGGGTGGAAATCCGCGCAGTGCCTGCGGCCGGGTTCAGCGATCCAATCTATCTCGACGGACTCACGATCTATTTTGGTGGGGGGCTTTATCGCGTTTGGCCTAGTGAACGCTATCCGTCGCGCGGTGGTAGGAAGTTGCACCGCGACGTTTGGGAGGGTGCCTTCGGTCCTGTTCCGCACGGTTGTCATATTCACCACCGGGACGGCGATCTTCGCAACGCCGTCTTATCAAATCTCGAATGCATCCCTTCCGAGGAGCACCTTAAGAAGGTGCGGGCCAAATATTCTCGCGAGATCGGCGAGGAGGCTCGGCAAAAGGCTGCGGAGTGGCATGGGTCGCCTGAGG